CACTCGTGGCAGTCGTAAAGTGCTCACTTTTAGATTGTTGCCAGATGAACCCACTGTAAGTAGTGTGCCTGCTGACAAATATCGCTAAATATTTTTATGAAACTGCAAGAAATTGGCATAGACATCACACAAGAAGTGGCAGCCAGCAAGTCACTGTGTCGCAGCCGCAAAAGCAATTCAGAACTGGGAGCCAGTCAATTGGCATCCTGCAAGAGTCAAGGTCTGAGACGCAGAGAAGGCAAAAAAAGTTTCAAGATAGGTCGCAAACGAATCAAAGTCAAGGACAAGATCATCAAAGGAAAACCTTATGGAGGACCTTTGCCCTTGTACAGTAGATGATAAGATTTCTCAATAAAATATTAGTCAGCACACCTGTGATGGGCACTGATGCCACATTTGACAAATCTGTGATAATGATCTACGAAGAAAGCATCAATCACGTGGCCGGAGTGATATTGAACAAACCCAACATCACCACAGTGAATGAAGTGTTTCGTATCAAAGGATTCAAGACCACAGAGTTTCGCAGAGACAAACTGTTCATGGGAGGACCTGTGAATCATGATCACGTGATGCTGTTGCACTCAGATGAATGGAAGAGCAACAACACCCTCATGTTGGGCAACGGATATGCCATCACATCTGATCACATCATGCTGGACAAATTTTATTTGGGAGACAGACCAAAATTTTGGAGAATGATCTGTGGAGTATCACTGTGGACCCCTGATCAGTTGGAGATGGAGATCAAACGCAAATATTGGATGATACTGGACAATGCCAAAAAAGAAATAATTCAGGAACCCAAGTGGGCACGCCAATGGCAACTGTCAGTGGATCAGGTCAGTCAGCAAACCATAGATAAATTCTTCAATTAGACGCCACCATAAATACAATCATGCTGCCAATTGACAAATTCACACAGGTCACGGATCAACTGAAAGAATCCGGCAACTATCGTGTGTTCAATGACATACAGAGAGAAAGGGGCAGTTTCCCCACATCCATATGGCATTCCAAGTACAACATCAAAAAAGTGGTCAATTGGTGTTCCAATGATTATCTTGGTATGGGCCAGCACAAAGTGGTGTTGGATGCCATGCGTACAGCATTGGATCATGTGGGAGCAGGTTCTGGTGGCACCCGAAACATTTCAGGTACCTCACATTATCACATAGCATTAGAACAAGAGTTGGCTGCGTTGCACAACACACCAGCTGCATTACTGTACACGTCTGCCTACGTCGCAAATGAATGGACGTTGATCGCTTTGAAAAAAATCATTCCGGATGTTGAATACGTAAGTGATGATAAAAATCACGCCAGTCTCATTCAAGGTATGAGACACAGTGGTGCTGTGAAGCATGTATTCCGACATAATGATATGAAGGATCTGGAAAGCAAACTGATGGCCGTCAAAGGCACTCCCTGCATTGTCTTTGAATCCGTGTATAGCATGGATGGGAGCGTAAGTTTGATTTCTGAAATTTGCGAACTTGCCGACAAATACCACGCCATAACTTACATAGATGAAGTGCATGCCGTGGGTTTGTACGGCGAGCAAGGTGGAGGCATGGTGCAACAGTTGGGTCTGCAATCCAAAGTGGACATCATCAATGGCACATTGGGCAAAGCATTCGGCTGTCATGGTGGATACATTGCTTCTGCTGCAGAATTGATTGATGCTGTGAGATCAGTGAGTTCAGGATTTATTTTTACCACTTCGCTGCCACCAGTGGTGTGTGCTGGAGCCACTGCCAGTATTAAATTTTTACGAGATGAAACAGGTCAGGTGTTGAGAGAAAAACATCAGAGCATGGTGTATCAGACCAAACAGGCACTGAGAGCAGCCAACATAGAAATATTAGAGAATCAAACTCACATTGTGCCAGTGATGGTGAGAAATGCAAAAAAATGCAAAGCCATCAGTGATCATCTGTTGTATGAGCATGACACATATATTCAACCCATCAATTATCCCACAGTGCCTGAAGGTACCGAAAGATTGAGAATAGCACCCACTCCCAATCACAATCAAGTGATGATAGAAACATTGATCAAAGGGCTCACCACAGGGTTCACTAAATACAAAGATTAAACATGTTTAAAAAAATTAAAAAATATTTGATCACTGTGTTCACAGATTGGGCAAACTATGTGTATGCTCCCAATAAACAAAAGTCTCCCCGCAAACAATGAGCGACTCCATAAATAATTTGATGGATGACAAAGACATGTACGAGCAGCTCACCATGGAAGAATTGTTCCAGGAAGAGATTGATTATCTGCAGGCAGCCATAGATGAATTGGATGACGAAGGATTAACTGAAGAGAATCAGACCAAGATATTAAAGTATCGCATAGTACAGGAATATTTTCGAGCCAGAATAGACAGTCTCACAGGCAGAATCAGCATGGATCAAAGTGATTCCACACTGCACTAGAATCGTTATCATATAAAATAGACACTGCTGATGTATATCGCAGCGGTTTAAATGGGTTTTCGTATCAAAAAACATTTCCTCCCAACACTATAAAAAAATTATTATATTCATAAATAACTTCATATGATCAGCAATCTCAAACAGCGTCAGATACTCAGTCTTAATCAGTGGGAACAGAGCCTACTATTTGCTGAACTCAGCATGATTGCCTACAACAATGAAAAAACTGTTGCAGCACAGGCAAAAGAAATAGGATTCACAGAAGTGCATTTCTTTGACTATAAAGGTGCTCAAGGATACACGTTTGAAACTGCCACAGATCTAGTGGTGGCTTGCAGAGGCACAGAACCCACAGAATTTTCCGATTTAGCAGCAGACATGAATGCACTGCCAGTGCGTAGTCAAACCATGGGATTGGTACATTTGGGATTCAAACGAGAAGCAGATAAAATTTGGGAAGGATTAAAAAAGCAGATTGAAACATCAGAAAAAATCACATGGTTCACTGGACACAGTCTGGGTGCTGCCATGACCACACTTTGTGCCGCAAGATGTTTTTATCTGGCTCCACAGATCACTGTTGGTGCTATATTCACATATGGTTCACCCAGAGCAGGATGGAGAGGTTTTGTGAACAATCTGCATGTGCCACATTGGCGTTGGGTCAACAATGCAGACGTGGTCACACGTGTGCCATTGGCCCTTATGGGTTATGTGCATCATGGTGAAATCAGATACATCAATACCTTTGGCAATGTGAGAGAGTTCACATACTGGCAAAGATTCAAAGACAAATGGCGTGGCATATGGCGTGGTTTAAAAACATTTTCATTCAAAAACTTCAGTGATCATGGCATGGCCAATTACGTGGCTCACATTGCCAAAAAAGTTCAAGGTGAAGAATATCCACAGCAATAACCCCCATAAAACACACACTTAATCACTTGACAACCACCCAGCACAGTGCTATAATTAAACACATGGTGTTTTTGGTAACATTTGACGGTAAATACCTTGAAAGCATCATATGAAAAAACAAACTAGATCCATTTTACAGGAACTGAACACAGTTTATAGAGCCAAAGACCTGGATCACATCATTGAAGCCAAAGGCAGCAACATCATAGAAAGTGCCATCAATCTGTTGGCAGTGATCAATGAGAAGTATGATCCTGAAACTGCTCAAGAGTTGGAGCGACGTTTTATCAATTCCATACGCAATGGTGACAGTAAAAAATTCAAAACAGGTATTAAAAAAATTCAAGAAGGCGAGAGCGAATAATGCAACTCAAAGAAGGTGGCAATATCTTCAAAGGTGCTGAAGGAGAATTGCTCACAGGCAGAATCAATCAAGCAGATGTAGCACCCACAGTGAAATGGTTGGAAGGCATCACAGGATTATCCCTGCAGGACAATATGTTGGGCACCACAGGCAAAGCACCCACCAGTGGAGATTTGGATCTGGGTGTGGATGAGAGCAAAATCAGCAAAGACGAGTTGGTGTCAAAATTATCACAGTGGGCACAATCACAACAGCAAGACGCCAAACAGTGGGTGCGCAAAAGTGGCATATCTGTGCATTTCAAAACTCCCATTGCAGGTGATTCAAAAAAAGGATATGTTCAAACAGACTTTATGTTTGGTGAACCCACATGGCAAAAATTCAGTCTACAGGGCGGTGTGACCGACAGCGAATACAAAGGCATGGATCGTCACATACTGCTGGCCAGCATTGCCAAAGCATTGGGATATCGTTGGAGTCACAACTATGGATTGCTCAATCGTGAAAGCAATCAACCAGTGAGCAAAGATCCAGACAGAATTGCTCAGCTGTTGTTGGGTGTGGATCATACAGCCAAAGATTTAACCAGTGTGGAAAGTATCCACAAAATTATTCGTGGCCGTTCTGATTATGAAAAATTAGTGGCAGATGCTGTGGAGTCATTTGCCAAAGCAGGCAAACAATTGCCTGAACACACAGTGGAAGGTTCTAATGTGTGGTTTAGAAACATGATGCAGGTGGTGGGCAGATGAAATTAGTTGAATTCAAAACAATCACAGGACGTTGTGACATATTGCTGGAAGATGCCAGAATACATCACCTGGAAGACTTTGTGCTGTGGAATGGCAGTCAAGGAGCCAGTCAAGCATTGGATGCACTCAGTAACATTAATAAAAATTTAAAAAGTGTCACCATCAAATGGGATGGCGCAGTGGGAGTGATCTTTGGAAGAAACCCTAATGGAGAATTCATATTCACAGACAAAGCAGGATTTGTGGCCAAAGGCTATGATGGTAGAGTGACCAATGCAGATGATTTGGGTGCCATGATACAAGGTCGTGCCAAAGACGCCAGCAAGGCAGCGGACTATAAAATTTTTGCTGACAAAATGAAATCTGTATTTCCCATCATTGAATCTGCCACTCCAGAAAAATTGGAAGGTTATTACCGAGCAGACATATTGTATTTTCAACAGCCTGAATTAAAAGATGGCAGATATCAGTTCAAACCCAATGTGGTCACCTACAGTGTCACACCAGACAGTGTGTTGGGCAAAAAAATCGCCAAAAGTTCTGTGGGTGTGGTGATTCACAGCATGATCAATGAGCAGGGCACTGAACAGCCTGTGCCAGATGATTTGGAATTCAAAGGCAGCAAACTGCTGGTGGTGCCACCAGTCACTGTGAGTAATCCTGTGCAGTTGGATACCACTCAGTTGGCTCAGGTAAAATCCATGCTGACACAACATGCCAGAGACATTGACACAGTGTTGGATCGCAACAAATTGACTGCAATGAAAGTGTCAGATTTTGCCAACATACTGTACACCTATGTGAACAGCAAAGTGCTCACAGGCATGAAAGACTTGGGCAGAGATTTTGTAAAATGGCTCACGACCACCAGTGCTGTGAGTCGCAACAAACAGGGCAAGATTGTGGATTATGTGAAACAGAATGTGGTGGGATTCAATGCACTGTGGAAAGTATTTGCAGGCATTCAAGCAGCCAAAGATTCAGTGATTACACAATTGGACAATCAAGGTTCGGATGTGACTGCCAGCATCAACGATCAACCAGGCGGCGAGGGCTATGTGATACAAACAGCTCAAGGCCCAATCAAATTGGTGAACAGAGCAGGGTTCTCAAAAGTGAATTTTGCACTAAATAGATAGTATGGTAAAAGCAACAGATTTCATGCCCAAAAAGATCAGCATCATGGATCCAGCAGATGATCCCAATGCAGGGCTGGACAAAGAATTCAAACAGGACACCATGTTCAACCAGTTGGGCAAAGTGTTGGACAGCAGAGGCAATCCCAACCCTATCACACACGTGACCACAGATGATGGTGAAAAACACCCCATCACTGCTCAGCAGGCAAAAGCACTGAGAGCATTGGCCACTGCAGAAAATGTGAAACCAGCCACAAAATTACAGTTTACCAAAGACATTCAAACAGGCGTAGGCATCAAGAAGTTTTTATCACAGCCTGACACCAAGAATTATGTGAGCACTTTTGTGGACACCTACATGAAGGGTCAAACTGTGTACACGCCCACCACCAAGTACTAAAACCCCCCAAAAATTAACACTGTAGAGAATTTTGGCATCAGATGCCATAAATAATCACAACCAGTCCACTGAGCGTGGATTTGGCCATTAACGATAAAAAGGAGAATAAAATGGCTACAGTAACAAGAGTAAACCCAACAGCAATCGCTAGAGGGACAATACAAAGAACCGCTTCACAAACTGTGTTCAAAGTAGTTTTGAACGGAGCAGGATTAGCAGTTGCAGCGTCTGACGCAGCAGCTTCTAAAATTTCTGATGCAATTGGTTCTTTTACAACTATACATCAGTTCAAATCAAACGGTCTTGAAATATTTGCAGTAGCTGACAAGCACGCTGTAAGTATCGGAGAAGTTGCTAAAATAATCGCACAAGTGTTAGACACTGGAACATTCGCAGTATCTGGCGGCGTAGCAACGTTATCTGATTCTAACACCGTAACAGTAACTGAACCTACCGACCTAGAAGGTATGTAATAGTTGGCAAAACTTCGGTTTTGCACACAAGAGGGCGTTCAGGAAACTGGGCGCCCTTTTTTAACGACTGTTAAATACCCACAACATGTACCAAGTGTATTCACTCATAGACATCACCAAAACTGATCAGCATCGCCACAAGAGTGATGATCGTTGTGCTGTGGATCAACAATCCAACTACAATGTGTTTGAACAGTGTCTCATGCTGCGAAGCAATGTGAACATACACAGTCGTCCAGTGACTCTGCACCGCGAT